TTTCATCAAATGATCAAATCCTAATAAATGAGTTAACATTTTATATTAAACAAAATGATTTAAAAGCAGAATAATATAATATTTATAAAAAACAGTATATGAAAACCGAGTTACTAAAAAATTTAATTAAAGAAGCTGTTAGAGAAGCTATACAAGAGGAATTAAAGGAAGTTTTATTAGAAGCAGTTAAAGCTCCTAAAATCCCTACACCTCAACCTGTTCAAGAGAATAGAACCATAACTTCAACTACACCTCCACCTGTATCACAAGTAGATAGAAGACAATCTTACATGGATATTATAGGTGAAACTAAACTAAACCTAACAAGCAAAGATGCTCAAACTTTTAACCCACAAGGTAATATAGACACAACATCTGCAAATGGATCATTACCTGGAGGGGAAGTAGGAATGGATCAAATAATGGGATTAATGACAAATAGATAATGGCATTTGGGGCACAGCAAATATATCCAATAGACTTTAATAAAAGTGCAGCAGTAGGAGTAGATATACCTTTTTCTATGCCTGGGGTATTTAATCCTAATTATACAACAGCTGCGGCTATTAAAAACAATTTAATTAATTATTTTCTTACTAACCCTGGAGAAAGACCATTAAACCCTACATTTGGAGGGGGGTTAAGAGCATTTATCTTCCAACAAATAACAACAGATAATTTAGATTTTCTAGAAGAAAGAATTTCAACTGATTTAGAACAATTTTTCCCCAATGTAGCTGTAGGTAATTTAGAAATATTAAGGCAAGAAGACACAAACACAATAACAGTATCTTTAACTTATAGTGTTATAAACACTAATATTAATGATACATTAGAAATAGACTTTAAATAATGGCTACCCCAGTAAATAGAGACATAAAATACGTAAATAGAGACTTTTCAGATATTAGAGCTAAGTTAATAGAATTTTCAAAAACTTACTTCCCTAATACTTACAATGACTTTTCCCCCACATCACCTGGTATGATGTTTATGGAACAAGCAGCTTATGTAGGTGATGTAATGTCCTTTTACTTAGATAATCAATTACAAGAAACATTTACACAATTTGCTAGACAAACTAATAGTTTATATGAGTTAGCTTATATGTTTGGTTATAAACCAAAAGCAACAGGTGCGGCTCAAGCTACTATAGATTTATACCAACAAGTCCCATCAAAACTATCAGGAAGTAGCTACGTCCCAGATTTTGATTATACTTTAACAATTGGAGAAAATAGTACAATAGCTTCTTCACTTAACCCAAATACAAATTTTATTATAGAAGATGCTTGTGATTTTTCAGTTTCAAGTTCTTTGGATCCAACAGAGATTTCTATATACAAAACTGCAGGAAACGTTCCCACATATTACTTGTTGAAAAAAACAAGAAAAGCAATCTCGGCTACAATTAAATCTCAAAACTTCTCATTTGGAGAACCTGAACAATTCTCTACAGTAGACATATCTACAAATAATATTATAGGAGTATTAGATATTGTAGATTCTGATGGTAACGTATGGTCTGAAGTAGATTATTTAGGCCAAGAAATGGTTTATGACAGTATTAAAAATACTAACCCTAATGATCCCAATAATGTAGAAGATGCGGGTGATGTACCTTATTTATTACAACTGAAAAAAATACAAAGACGTTTTGCTACACGTTTAACTTCAGATTCAAATTTACAAATCCAATTTGGTGCTGGTAATCCTAATGATACTGATGAAGAAATTACCCCAAACCCAAATAATGTAGGTATAGGTTTACCTTTTGAAAAAAATAAGCTTACAACCGCATATTCCCCAACAAACTTTTTATTTACAAATACTTACGGTATAGCACCTTCAAGTACTACTTTAACCGTAAGATATTTAACTGGGGGTGGAGTTGGAGCAAATGTTCCTTCTAACGATTTAACAACGTTAGACACATCAAATACTAGATTTAACAAACCCAATTTAAATATTATAACAGCAGATGCTATATTTAATTCAATCGCAGTTAACAATTCTGAAGCTGCAGATGGGGGTCAAGCAGGTGATACTCCTGAAGAAATTAGACAAAATACTCTAATGCAAATTGCAACTCAACAAAGAACAGTTACATTAGATGATTATATGGTTAGAGCTTTAAGTATGCCTTCTGATTTTGGGGCTGTTACTAAAACATATATAGAAAAACCGAAACTAACAGATGAACAAGTTTCAACAATTGAAACATTAAATATGTTTATTTTATCTCAAAATAGTCAAGGTCAACTTTCAACAGCAACAAATACTTTAAAAAAGAACTTAAGGACTTATTTATCTC